GGCTATGCTTTCTGATTACATCTCTATGGAAGCTACTCGCTATCCAGAATTTGGCTCTTTTGAGGCAGTTTAATGGCTCAACCAATCGAAACATTCAGCATTAGCGCACCAGGGTTTTTTGGACTCAATACCCAAGACTCGCCTTTAGATTTAGCTAGTGGTTTTGCTTTGGTTGCCACTAATTGTGTGATTGATCAGTATGGTCGTATTGGTGCTAGAAAAGGTTGGACAAGGGTTAATTCCTCTTCTGGAAACCTTGGTGCTAACGATGTTGGTGTGATCCATGAGTTAGTCCAAACTGATGGCACATTGACTGTGTTGTTTGCTGGCAACAATAAGCTATTCAAGCTCGGTGCTTCTAACGTAGTTACTGAGTTGACCTATGGGGGAGGGGGGTCTGCTCCTACCATCACTGCTAGTAATTGGCAGTGTGCTTCTCTTAATGGGATTACTTATTTCTTTCAAACAGGGCATGATCCAATCATTTATGACCCTGCTGTAAGTACAACCACTTATAGACGGGTTTCTGAGAAGTCAGGCTATGTAGGGACTGTTCCTAGTGGCAATCTCGCTATATCGGCTTATGGTCGCTTGTGGGTGGCCTCTTCTAGCACAGATAAGGTCACTGTCAGCTTCTCTGATCTGATTGCGGGTCATGTGTGGTCTGGTGGTACGACAGGAACTTTAGATACTAGTCGTGTATGGCCTAATGGTGCTGATGAAGTTCAAGCCTTGGCAGCTCACAATGGATTCTTGTTTATCTTTGGTAAGAGACAGATTCTTGTTTATCAGGGAGCAACTACTCCTTCTACGATGTCCATATCCGACACAGTTGGGGGAATTGGTTGCTTGTCAAGAGACAGTGTTCAAACAACCAGTTCTGATGTGATTTTCTTGTCAAACAGTGGTGTTCGTTCATTGATGAGAACGATTCAAGAGAAATCTGCTCCTGAGAGGGACTTGTCTAAGAATGTACGTAATGATTTGATGAGCGATGTTGCTTCACAGAATCTGGCAAACATTAAGTCTGTTTACTCTGAGAGAGAAGGCTTCTATCTGTTGACGATGCCTGTTACTCAGTCTGTTTACTGCTTTGACACTAAAGTTATTCTGCAAGATGGTTCTTCCCGTGTAACCACTTGGGACTCTATTACTCCGACAGCGTTAACATCTTTGCGAAGCGGTGCTGTCTACATTGGTAAGAATGGCTACATTGGTCAATATACGGGCTATAACGACTACACAAGTGTGTATCGGTTTCAGTATTACACCAACCATGCCGACCTAGGTAATGTTAACCAGACATCTGTTTTAAAGAAGATTTCTGTTGTCGTTATCGGTGGCACGAATCAGAACCTAATCATCAAGTGGGGTTTTGACTTTAAGACTAACTACTTAAGTGCAACAACTGTTATTCCTGTTCAGGGAGTATCTGAATACAACATTGCTGAATATGGAGCTAATGCAACAGTGGTAGCGGAGTATTCTGATGGTGTTGCATTGAATACTTTGAAAGTATCTGCTTCTGGTACTGGTAAGGTTGTTCAAACAGGCTATGAGTCTGATATTAACGGGGCACAATTATCTATCCAAAAGATAGAGATTCAGGCCAAGAACGGGAAATTATCTTAAAAGATAAGGAATAGATATGGCTGATTACGTAAAAAGTACGAACTTTGCAACCAAAGATAACCTTACCTCTGGTAATCCTGCAAAGATTGTCAAAGGTACTGAGATTGATACTGAGTTTAACAACATTGCTACGGCTATTGCTACCAAGCAAGACTATGACTCTGATCTAGCCGCTTTTGCACTAAAGACTGCACCTACTGGCGATGTAGTTGGCACAACAGATACTCAAAGTCTGACAAACAAGACCCTGACAAACCCAACTGTTACGAACTATGTTGAGAGTGTTGTTGCCATTGGGACTGTCACAAGTTCACATACATTAGTGTTGACTAGCGGTACTGTACAAACAGCGACTCTGACTGCTTCTACTGCTTGTACGTTTACGATGCCTACTGCTACTGCGGGTAAGTCGTTTATCTTGTTGTTAAAACAAGCGGCATCTACAGGCAATGGTACTGCTACTTTTACGGGTGTTAAATATAGTGCTGTTGCTGGTACGCCAGTTGTCACCGCTACTGCGGGAAAGATGGACATCTTCTCTTTTGTAGCTGATGGTACTAACTGGTATGGGAATGTTGTACAAGGGTTCACACCATAATGTTTGCCGCATTAAATTCAATTTTGACAGGTTCATTGCCTCCTATCGGGCAAGAGGCCTTTACGACTGCTGGAACATTCACATTTACTGCACCAGTAGGTGTTAACAGTGTTTGTGTTGTCTGTGTTGGTGGCGGTGGCGGTGGCGGCATTAACCTTGCTCCAGCTACAAATGGAGGTGACTCTTACTTTGTAAACACATCAACTGTCAAAGGTGGTGGAGGTGGTAAGGCTGGAGAAACTGCTGGCTCTTATGTTGGCGATGGCGGTGGTAATGGCGGCACTGGCAATGGTGGCGGTGGAGCTGGTGCGGGTGGATATGCTGGTGCTGGTGGAAACTCTAATACAGGCTCTGGTGTTAATGGTTCTGATGGCGCAGGCGGTGGTGGTGGTGGTGGTAGATTTAGCAGTTATGCAAGTGGTGGTGGCGGTGTCGGAATATTAGGCCAAGGCGCTAATGGCGCTGGTGACACCAATCAATCTGGCGGTAAGGGTGGCTCAGGTGGTTCAAATGGTTCTGCTGGTACTTCCTCTAATGGTGCTGGTGGAGCATATGGTGGCGGTGGTGGCAGTTACTATGGAGCAGGCGGTGGTTCTGGCGGTGGACTTGGCTACATCAATAATTACTCGGTAACACCTGGCAACACATATACAGTTGTTGTTGGAGCTGCTGGAGTTGGTTGGAATGATGGGAGTACCTTTGCCGCCAATGGCGCTGTTGGAGCAGTAAGAATTATCTGGGGTGCTGGACGAGCCTTCCCATCAACAAATACAGGTGACTTGTAAGGAAATATCATGGCAGTAACAAACCAACAAATTATTGACTATCTCTTAGCCAATCCTAATCTCAGCGATGCACAGCTTGTTTCCTATATGGAGCAATCTAAAATATCACCTGCTCAATTGGCTAGTGCTGTTAATCTACCTGAAGGACAGATTATTTCCCGTGTGGGGGCGGCAATACCTAATGGAATGTCCGTAACACTAGGTGATACAGTCGTTGCCCCTCAATACCAATATAGTCAATCTGGTGAAGATAACCAAGTTGGTGCGCTTGAGACTGTTTACACATCTAAAACTAATGGTGATCCTAACTACAAAGCCCCTGTTGGCACACCAATTCAAATTTACAGTCCTACTGGCGAGTTTATCAATACTGTAAAAACTAAAAAAGATTTATCTTTCTTTGGTGGTATTGCAGATGCTCTGAAAGACCCAGTTGTTCAAGCGGCTCTTTTGGGTGTTGCGGGTGGTGCTGGTGTATTTGATACCTTGTTTAGTGGCACTCCTACTGCATTAGCTACAGAAGGTTTAACACTTGGTGAATTAGGACTAGGTTCTGAACTTGGTGCTGTTACTAATGTGGCTGATGTTGTTGCTGGAACACAGGGTGGACTTCTTACGGGTGGTGCAGAAGCGGCTACAGCGTTTGAGTTGGCTAATGCGGGTGCTTCTGCACTGACAGATTTGGGCGTGGCTAATGTTGGTGCAGGTGGTGGTTTATTGACCAAAACTGCGGCTGATGCGGCTGCTTTTGAACTGCAAAACGCAGGAGCTAGTGCTTTAACTGACTTATCTGCTACTACTCAAGCGGGCTTGTTAACTGGTGGTAAAACTGCCGCAGAACTTGCCGCAGAACAATTGGCATTTGAGACGCAAAACGCAGGTGCAAGTGCGCTTACAAACACTGGTGTAAAAACTGCCGCAGAGTTGGCGGCTGAACAACTTGCTTTTGAAACACAGAATGCTGGTGCTAGTGCTTTAACTAATACTGGTGCTAAAACAGCGGCTGAGATAGCGGCAGATAAGGTTCTTACAGATGCTGCTTTAGCTAAAAAGATTGCTGATACGGCTAACACTATCACTAGCGGTTTCAAGACTGTTGGTGGACTACTTCAGACTGAAGAAGATAAAGCGGCTGCTCAACTTGCCGCCAAGAATGTTACTGCGGCTACTCAGGCGGGTGTAGCAGGTTCTCAGTTCCGTCCTGTAGGCATGACCACTCGTTTTGGTACATCTAACTACACCTATGACCCCGTAACGGGTCAAATGACTTCTGCGGGTTATCAACTAAGTCCTGAAGCTAAGAACGCTCAAGATCGTTTGGTTAAGTTGGCTGAATCTGGATTAGTCCAAGCTGAAGGCGCTCAAGCTCAATTTGCACCACTTCAAACTGGCGCACAAAGTTTGTTTAGTTTGGGTAATCAATATATCTCTCGATCTCCTCAAGATGTTGCTCAGAATTATCTGAATCAGCAAATGCAATTGTTGCAACCTGGTCGTGAGATGGAGTTGGCTAATCTGCAAAACAGACTACAACAACAAGGTCGTGCGGGTCTTTCTGTTGCTCAAGGTGGCTCATTGGGTGCTACTACTCCTGAGCTACAGGCCTTGTATAACGCTAGAGCGCAACAAGAACTTCAACTGGCATCTCAAGCTCAACAGGCTGGTCAACAGAACGTCTTGTTTGGTGCGGGCCTATTGGGTCAAGGCGCTACCGCAATGGGTAACTACTATGGTGGTCAACAAGCCGCCTATTCACCATTTACGACTGCTTTGGGACAAGTACAGAACTTGGAGACTCAAGCACAACAACCTTTGGTTATGGGTGCTAACCTTGCTCAACAAGCGTCTGCAGCGGGTTATAGAGCGGGTGATTTGAGCTTAAGAGGAACTCAAGCGGCTGGCGCATTATCAACAGGTAAAGCGGCAACTACTGATCCTTACGCATATTTATTCTCTGGACTTGATCCAGCATTTGCTCAAGGTTTGGCAAAACAAATTTGGGGAGGCTAATATGGCTGAAATAGTTGGAAGTTTATTTGGTATAACGCCTGATCTTTATGAGCGTCAACTACGGGCGCAAGATGAAAGAAGAGCTATTGAGATGGCTAACTTAGCACCAGGCGCTCGTGGTGCGGCAATGATTCAATCTGGTGCGGCAGGTTTAACCCGTGGCTTAGGTAATTTATTGGGTGCTGAAGACCCTGTATTAAATCGCATTACTCAACAGGATCAGTTGTTGCGGGGTTTGAATTTGCGTGATCCGC